CGTTCCTATTGCAAGACCGCTTGCTGCGGATCCTGCCTCTTCTGCTGTAGCGCTCACTGATCCGGTAAGGTTTCCTGCCGCGATCGTTATAGCTTCATCAGTAATGAATATGGTACCGCTTTCAGTTGACACTCTTGTCCCTCCAGGAATTGTTACATCTGCAGTCTGTGCATCAGACAACGTGAATTGCAATGCGCATGTTGCATTTGTGGCAGCTTCCCTTGTCACTCCCTTCAGAGCTCCAAGATTATCGAGGCTTGATCCGGTCGCATATTTCAAGAAATTCTGCTTTATGTTTTCATCAGCAGACGCCATGGCCTGATACAGCTGCAGTGCTGCCGCGTTCAGAATGATCGTGTTTGGATCAGAATTGGCAAAGCTGTAAGATTCACCTGTCTCGGCGGAATATACATCGTTGAACTTGGTCTTCATGTCAGAGACTAAAGACTCAAGTGTTGTATCTCCCAGGAACGACAGCTCAGGGACGTTCTTTAATTCAGTTATATTTGACATTCTATAATCACCTCCGGGCTGATAGTTCCGTCCTCAGACGTTCCGAAACTTACCTCGGTCACTGTTGCCCGAGGCTCGTATGTTTCCGTTTTAGTTATGATCTCTTCTGTCAGCATGGCACGTGCCTGAGGTACCGGCATGTCGATGCAGTCCCAGCTGAGACCGTAGTTTCTGTCAAGAGCAGCTTCTCCTTCCCGCGTTCCATATAGCAGCATCAGACTTCGCCTGATGTCAAGCTCCTCATCGGAAGTGAAGTCGCCTATAATAGTGACTTTGTTCATGCTGTTACCTCTTTTCTTCCAGGCTTATGGTTACTGTGCATTTTGCAAGCTCGCCGCCTGCAAGCACTGTATTCCATTCGTCCGAGATCGATGTTATGGCCATACGGTATTTTGAAAACGGCTTTCCGCCGATTATCATGTGGTACCGCGTTCCATTCTCCATATATTTGTAAAGGAGATTCAGCATGGTCCTTGGCTTAACTCCATGGAACGCTGAGAGTATTATGGTCATGTCTGACTTCCTTGGCTCGCGCTTCAGGAACTCGCTCTTGACGACATCACGTGCGATGTCATGATCCGCCCAGACTCCCGCTCCGCTTCTCGATATTGTCTGCGGCTGCAGTATCTTTTTGTCTGAGACGGTGAACACGACTTTACCGAATGAGCCGAGAGTCTTTGACTGCTTAGCTGCTGTCGCTGTTGTCGTGGTCACTATTTGAGTCTTAGCTATTGCCATGTGACCTCCTAACTGTGACTGTTGATATAACTGATAATGTCGGCCACGCTTATCGTGCCGGCTGATGTCTTAAATGTAAGAGTGTCGGCTGAGATCGTTATGGCGCCGTTTTTTGCTGCCACTGATCCGCTGCCGATCTGCTTTTTATACGAACCTTTTGCTCCGCTGTCCGGAACAAGCTCATCGCACCAGTAACGTCCGATGATTACTCCGTCGCCCTGTCCTTTTGCAAAATGAACTACCAGCACTGGATCTCCGATTGCCGGAGGATCATATGCTGATGCAAGCAGCGGAAGCTCTTCTGTGACGATGTCAAGATCGTCTGTATCTTCATAGTGGACCTTGGCCATGCCTTTCTTGTAATTGATTGATGATATGTGCCCGGTCCTTATTAGATCCTTGGTCATAATGCTGTACCTACTTTCGAGATCGATATCGACACTGAATATCCGCCCGAGTCGACTCTGTGCTCTGCGCTGTTTATATAGTATTTTCCGTTAATCTTTTTCCCGAGGCCTGTGATCTTGACAGTAGCGCCTCCGACAAGCTTCATGTCGCCCATGAGCGTCAGGTCCAGAGTCTCGAGTGAATGATTCTCCTTGTTCACTGCTGCCTTTATTCTGTGCCTGGCATCCGCAAGACTTGATGCAGTATCGTCAAGCTTGAGCAGGTTCGACTTTGTTCCGATCGTCAGCCTGTGCTTCTTGGACGATTTACCTATTTTGTATATGATAGTTCCGCCGGTATACTTTCTGGATGATGACTTAGCATAGCTCCATGACTCGCACATGGTCGGAACATCGATCGTTCTTACTGTGCCTTTTGCCTTATACCGTTCTCGCCCGAACAGGACAAGCTTCGCCTTGTAGACTTTCATAGTCAGACCGTATGTCTCGCACAGCGACGCCAGGAACGAGCTATCATTATCCTGCTGTTCTACAGAGGCTATTGAAATGCTTATTGCATCATATGACAGCTTCATTCCATATCTCTTGGCTATGGCTGACGCTATCGCTTTGACCGTGGTTTTCTTCCAGACCTTGTGTCTTGACGTCTCCCTGAAGCTATCTCCGACCGGACCACTTATACCTCCGATATCGAGCGTTATGGGCTCACCGTTTGCGGTGAACTCGTCAACGACAAAATCACCGCAGGAGAACGTTTTGCTGTCCCCTGCGGTGATCCAGTTTTTTGTGATGATTTTAGCCGTGATAATGTCTTTATCATTCGGCATCCAGGCATCTATCCACTTGCGGGCTTTATCCTCAAGATTGATGCTGAGCGTATCCGATGCATCCTCGCATGAGTCTGTGTAAGATAATGAAATCAGGCTTCCGAGAATGCTGCGGCTTACGTTCTTCTTTTTCTTTTTAGCAATGTCATGGTAGATGATGCTGAGGCTGCTTGTCCTGGCCAGCGATTCATTTTCCTTTTGGATCTTCGCTATCCTGGACTTCTGCGCCTTTGTCGTTACTTTACTCATCCTCTGCCTCCTGCCTCCATGGCGGAAGATCTGTATCACTTTCAGTGATGTCCGGAATAGTAAGCTCAACTCCGGATCCGAACTCGAAAATGGATAGTTTATCTCTGTTTGCATCCATAAGCTTATCTGCAAGCATCTCGTCTCCGAGCTGAGTCAAGGCGATCATGTCCCACTGGTCGCCCTGTCTGGTTGTGTATTTATAGGACATGGTCTACCTCCTTATGCGAATTTTGTGCGTTTGTTTTGCGCTTCGTATTTTTTCATGTATTTGACAAACTCTTCATATCCTTCAGCTAATGCTTCTTTGACTTTCTCCTTGTCAGCATTGCCTTTGATCTCTATCGTAGGCGAGAAAGTGAATACGTTGCCTCCGTTACCCTTTAACTTACTCAACGGCATTACTGCTTCAGGCTCGTTTCCTTCTGCTATCATTGCAATAGTAGGCTTTGTTGCTATGCCGCCTTCTGCCAGCATTGGGATCTGAGGTATATTGATTCCGAATGTCTTGCCTCCGACTTTAGGTACCCACTTTGGAACGTGGATGCTGACGTGGTTCAACCCTGCGATCAGAGTATTGACTCCGGAGATCAGTAGATTGAGCGGCAGTTTCGCTGCATCCCATATCTGTCCAAATATGCCGGCAAAGACATCTTTGACGCCCTGCCATGCTTTCTTCCAGTTCCCAGTGAATACTCCTGTAATAAACTCTATGAGTCCATTCAGGATCTTTAACAGGTTCTTTATGGTCCCTGCGATATATTTTCCATATACCTTTATCATCGGCCAGATAGTCTTAGCAAGTGCCTTGATTACCATAAACGTGAGCTTGGTAATTATGATCAGAATAGGTGATATGTTCTGCCACAGTTTCTTTAGTTGTACCGCGATAGGCTTCAGGTATTTGTTGGCCACCGTTCCGCCTGCAGCGAACTGCTTAAAGAACTTGCTTACATATGGAGATATGAACTTTATACCTTTGCTTATCTGCTGAAGACCAAGTGACATAAGGTTGGCCACTTTGCTGATTGCCGGGAGCATCGCTGTTCCGAGCTGTATCTTGATTGCGTTGAAGTTGTTTTTCAGAAGCTGAAGACTGTTCCTTGTCGTAGCGGCCCTGGCCTCGTATTCCTTTTCCATGGATCCTGCGTACTTGGTCGAATCGGCCACTTTATCGAACTGATCTTTAAGGTTCTTGACGTTTCCAGCCAGTTTTGAGACAGTCTGCAATGACTGTTTCCCGAAGTAATCCTTGATGGCTGCGGCCTGTTCTGCCTTAGGCAGCTTATTGATCTGTCTAAGAACCGACATTATCGTTCCTTCTGCATTCTTCTGCATGCCCTTGGCTACGCCTGTTGATGTCATTCCAAGCTTTGAAAGGACCTTCTGCTGCTTAGCCGTTGCGGATGATCCTGCCGTGAGTGATGTGATCAGGGACTTGATTCCTGTTGATGCTACTGAAGCATCAACTCCTGTGGTAGCAGCACCCAGAGCTGCAACCTGTCCGCCTGATAATCCAGCCATCTTGCCGAGTGATCCTATATCAGTTACTATCTGGGAGAGCTTCCCGGCCTTCTCTGATGAAGTATTGCCTAAGTAGTTGATCTGATCAGCAAGGTTGACTACGCCTTTCTGCGTCAGGTTCAGCGATGTTCTCCACTGAGCCATCCAGTCTCCTGCCTGCTGAGCTGTAGTATCAAAAGCTATTCCCATCTTGGCCGCATCTTCAGCGAATCCGACAAGCTCGTTCTTGGCTATTCCTGCCTGGCCTGCTGATGCGATGATCTGACCTATCTCAGTAGTAGTCATCGGGATTTTTTTGGAAAGATTAACGATTGAATCTGCCATGTCGTCGTATGACTTAGTCGTCTTACCGTTGGAATCTTTCATTCCATCGACAACCTTAGCGATGTCGCTCATGGTGTCCTGGAAG